GGTCCGAGCTTATGACGGAAAAGGGCAGGTTGTGGTCTGGATTATCCGAAATTTGAGCAAATACGAAAAAATCAGGGGCGGTGAAATTTGGAGGATTTACCGAAATGAGCGAAAACTTTACACAAGAATAGCCTAGTTGGGGTGCTACAGGGCCTCAGGGTCAGGACGCACAAACTGCCTGCTTTTCGTCTTGTTTACCCCCTGTTTTCATGCAACCTTACTAAAAATCACGAAAAACCGTTATATATCAATGCTTTAAGTGTAGTAAGGTTGTAGTATATGAATTGTAATGACCTATCTAGTAAGGAGTAACATATTGATTTTACGGGCTTTTTTTTTAGCAAGGTAATTACACACACCTTGCTAGCGGTTTGCTACTTTGCTAATCAAGGTTTTCATTGGCTCCCGGAGCCCAACCCGGTGTAGACTATTGACATTTACAGGAGAATGCGGTGATGACCCCTAAACAGGAGAAATTCGCTCAGCTTTACGTGGAGCTGGGTAGCGCTGCCGAAGCGTATCGGCAGTCGGATGAAGCCAGTCGGATGAAGCCTGAGAGCATTCATCGACGTGCTCACGATCTTTTGGAGCACGTCAAGATTAAAGCAAGGATAGAAACGATTCGTGAAGCAGCACGTGAGCGCAATCTGGTGACAGTGGATTCATTGCTGGTTGAGCTGGAGCAAGCACGTCAGATTGCACTCGGTGCTGAAACGCCGCAGACATTCACAGAGGGCACCAACAGAAGAGAATTTCCTGACTATAAAAAGTTTGTTGGTGTTACTATGGAGATAATCCGTGCAACAGCTTGAATCATGGCCGACAGATAGCCTTGTAGAATACGCACGAAACCCGCGCAAGAATGATCATGCGGTTGATCGTGTGGCAGCCGCTATTCGTGAGTTTGGTTTCAGGGTCCCTATCCTGGCAAAGTCTGACAAAACAATCGTTGATGGACACCTACGGGCGAAAGCAGCGAAGAAGCTAGGACTGGAAGAAGTGCCTGTATTGTTGTGCGACGATATGACAGACATTCAGGTGAGGGCCTTTCGTCTAAGCGTGAACAAGGTTTCTGAGTTCGCCGACTGGGACGACGAAATACTGCAGGTTGAGCTGGACGCGCTTGGCGCAGATGGTTTTGATCTTGAGCTTACCGGCTTCAGTCTGGACGAGATTGCCGACCTACAGATTGAGGAAGTGCCTGACCCTGAAACGCTTTCGGAAAACTACAGCCGAAAGATCGAAGCGCCCATTTATGAAATCCGGGGCGAAAAGCCTGCGCCTGCCGATTTATACGACGAGGAAAAAGCGCAACGGTTGCGCAAGAGTATTGCATCCGCTGACGTGCCTGACGACATCCGCAGGTTTTTGGAGATTGCAGCGGATCGGCACACGGTCTTGAACTTCTCCCGAATCGCAGAGTTTTATGCGCATTCGTCGGCTGATGTTCAGGAATTGATGGAGCAATCCGCGCTGATCATTATTGACTATGACCGGGCCGTCGAAGACGGTTTTGTAAAGTTGGCAAAGGGCATGATGGAGCAGGTTGGAGAGATTAAGGATTCAGACTATGCGTGATGACTTCGCCGCGTTTATCCTGAGCCATGGCCGCCCGGATCGTGTGGTGACATACAACACCCTGCGGAAACACGGATACACTGGAAAAATTTATATTGTCATCGACGACGAAGACGAAACAGGCGACAGATACCGTGAAATTTACGGCGACCAAATTTTATCATTTAGTAAGGCTGAGGCGTCTAACCTATTTGATGAAGGCGACAACTTCCAAGACCGCCGTGCCGTTGTTTATGCAAGAAATGCAATCTGGCAAATAGCAGCTAGTGTCGGTTGCGATTACTTTATTGAGTTAGATGACGATTATTCAAATTTTTACTATCGTATAGACGAAAATGGGTTTTACGGGAATTGGTGGGCGCGCTGTGATTGGCTGTTCTCGGCATGTTGTGATTATTTGGAAAAGACCCCTTTCGCCACGGTTGCATTATCTCAGGGTGGGGATCACATCGGCGGCGGCGCGGGTATTAAATCAAATCGGACGCTGCGAAAAGCAATGAACGCTTTCGTCTGCAAAACCGACCGACCATTTCCGTTCATGGGTCGGATCAACGAGGACACCACGTCCTATTTGACGTTGCAGCGGCAAGGGTTGCCGTTTATCACCGTGGTAGCGGCTCAAGTAAACCAAGGGTCTACCCAAGCAAATCCTGGCGGTCTGACGGACATTTACAAGGCGATGGGAACCTATGTGAAGTCATTTTATAGCGTGATGTTTTGCCCGAGCGCTGTAAAGGTCGGTCTGCTGAGCGACGGCGGAACCAAGGGCGGAACAAATACCGAGGGGCACGCTAGGCTACACCACGTAATCAACTGGAACGCGGTGGCACCAAAGATCATCCGCGAGGTGCACCGCAAGACTAAGCATTCCTGAAGCAGTAATCAGCCAATGGCTTAGGCCAGTAGAGGGATCAGAATGACCAACAAACCAACCAGCAACCACGTCCCCACCGAAGCCACACGTCAAACCGTGCAACAGCTTGAATCATGGCCGACAGATAGCCTTGTAGAATACGCACGAAACCCGCGCAAGAATGATCATGCGGTTGATCGTGTGGCAGCCGCTATTCGTGAGTTTGGTTTCAGGGTCCCTATCCTGGCAAAGTCTGACAAAACAATCGTTGATGGACACCTACGGGCGAAAGCAGCGAAGAAGCTGGGCCTTGAAGAAGTGCCTGTATTGTTGTGCGACGATATGACAGACATTCAGGTGAGGGCCTTTCGTCTAAGCGTGAACAAGGTTTCTGAGTTCGCCGACTGGGACGACGAAATGCTACGGGTTGAGCTGGACGCGCTTGGCGCAGACGGTTTTGATCTTGAGCTTACCGGCTTTAGCCTGGACGAGATTCAGGCGTTATCGTTTGACGATGAGGCGGAAACGGGAATGCCTGAACTAGCCGATGGCGACAAAGAGCCGTATCAGCAAAAGGCGTTCACGCTTCACGATGAGCAGGCCGCGATTGTTGATGATGCAATTACGCTTGCAAGAACAAACCCGCTATCCGATACCGGAGTGAACGAAAACAGCAATGGCAATGCTCTTGCGCTTATCTGCGCGCAATGGTTGGAGCGCACCTAATGGCTAGCGCGAAGGATATTATTGTAAAGCCGATCAAGTCCTCTGCTGCCCGCGATCTTGTCAAGCGCATACATTACAGTGGGAAAGTTACTCAAAACAGCCAGTTGCATTTTGGCGTTTTCATTAACGGGAAGCTAGAGGGCGCAATGCAGTTCGGCCCATCTCTTGATAAACGACAAATGCAAAGGCTGGTTGAGGGGACGGGGTGGAACGGGTTTATAGAGTTAAACAGACTAGCGTTCTCCGATAGATTGCCGAGGAATAGCGAAAGCAGGGCTTTGTCGGTAGCGTTTAAGCTAATCAAGAAGCACTACCCACACATAGAGTGGGTAGTGTCGTTTGCCGATGGCGCGCAATGCGGTGACGGGGCGATATATCGGGCGAGCGGGTTTGTTTTGACTCAGATAAACAAAAACAAACAAATGATGTTAATGCCAGACGGGTCTATTGTTGCGAAAAAAACACTAGATAACCCCAACAATTCAGGATCACGCGGGAGATATGGAGGCGCAGTGGCAAAAGAAAATGGGGCCACCTGCATTCTAGGCTTCCAGCTCAGATATGTTTATTTCATAAACCCAGAAGCAAGAAAACGCCTAACAGTCCCGATCCTGCCATTCAGCAAAATTGACGAAATGGGCGCTGGAATGTATCGTGGTATACCTAAGCGTGCCACAAAGGCTAACTCTGAGGACCACTCAGAAAGCGGCGGGGCAGTACCGACCGGCACGCTCCAATCAAAAGAGGCTGTTTAATTATGGCCGATAAGCCAAACATAACCGTATGACTAAAAAACGCCAAACCAAACCACCACACGCGCCAACAGATGCCACACGTCAAACTGTGCAGCTTCACACGATGGTGGGCACTACTCAAGCAGACATCGCCCGAGTGCTGGACATTGACGAAAAGACGCTTCGCAAGTATTACCGGGATGAGCTAGACCTGGCGAAAGCTAAAGCGAACGCTACCATCGGCGGGGCGCTGTTCA